CAAGTATAATCAGGAAGTCTTGTGTGAGTTCTTGGGGTCAACGAATACACTGATCAGTGGTAAAGCACTGTCAATGATGTCATCCAAAGAGATCGTTTACAAGAAGGATGGACTAGACATTTATGAAGAACCTCAACAAGATAAATATTATGTGATCACATCCGATACCTCACGGGGTGTTGGTGGTGATTTTTCTGCTTTTATTGTAGTGGATATAACAGAGATGCCATTTAGGGTAGTTGGTAAGTTCAGAGATAATAAAGTCTCTCCACTTCTATACCCAGATTTTATTGCTCGTGTTGCGAAGGACTACAATAATGCTTATGTATTGATAGAGAATAACGATATAGGTCAACAGGTAGTTGACATATTGCATCAAGAACTGGAGTATGAAAACATCTTCAGCACGGTGCAAGAAAAAAATAAACAGTATGTATCGCCGGGCTTTGGTAAACAAACTACATTGGGGGTTCGGACATCAAAAGCAGTAAAGAGACAGGGTTGTTTAGCACTTAAAAGTCTTGTAGAAGAAACAAAGTTTTTAATTTGGGATGCTGATTGTATTAATGAGTTATCTACATTCGTGGAAAAGGCAGGTTCTTTCTCTGCGGATGAAGGTTATCACGATGACCTCGCAATGTGTATGGTTTTATTTGCGTGGTTGTCTACAAATACATTCTTCAAAGATTTGACAAATGTTAATATCAGAGAAGGATTATATAATGCTGAGATGAGGTCGATACAAACCAACCTCACTCCATTCGGGTTCGTAGATGATGGACTTGAGCCGGAGGCAGAAGTGATTGATGGTGACTACTGGATGTGGGCAGATGAGAGAAAAGATTTTTTATAAATAATTCTCAGGAACAACTATTTATTAGTAATAAAACCGAAATACGAAGGAGAACAACATGGCTTTCCAGATTTCACCTGGCGTCTTAGTCCAAGAAAAAGACATTTCCAACGTAGTCCCAGCAGTAGCGACCACTATTGGCGGCATCGTTGGAAACTTTCAGTGGGGGCCGGTTCAAGAGATTGTATCAATTGACTCGGAAAACGAATTAGTAGACACGTTTGGTAAACCAACCACATCAGTGTTTTTAGATCACATGGTCGCATCAAGCTTCCTTTCTTATGGTTCTGAACTCTTAGTAGTCAGAGCCTTAGATGAAGATACCGCAAAAAATGCTGGGTCACAGGGAACCGCTATCTTAATTAAGAACGAGGATAGTTACGAAGCTTATTCTGCTGGTGCTCTTGATGCTGTCGGGCCTTGGGTTGCACGATTCCCAGGCACCCTTGGTAACACCTTAAAAGTTGAGATGGCAGATAAGTTCTCATCAACGAATACCAGTATCGCCTCGATTGCACTTGACTCTACTGATTCTGCTGGTGACAGAACTTCTGCAACGGTTGCTATTTCTGCACCCGATCTTGCAACTTCTGCTGGTGGTGTTCAGGCAACTGCAACTGCTACTATTGCTGGTGGTAACGTAACTGGTATCGTTGTTACACATCCAGGCTTTGGTTACACTGGAACACCTACCGTAACTCTCACAGTTGACGGAACAGGAGCTCTTACTGCTACTGCAACAAAGAGCACCAAGTGGACATATGCGGATGACTTTGATGCCACGCCAAGCACTAGTGATTGGGCAACGAATAACGGTGCATCTGATGACGAACTTAACATCATCGTAATTGACGAAGATGGTGAGATCACTGGCACCGCCGGAACAATCATTGAGAAATACGAAGGTGTATCCAAGGCTTCTGATGCTAAGGATGATGTCAACCAGAGTAACTACTACGTTAATAAAATTAACAACGGGTCTTCTTGGATTCGATGGGCAGGACATGTCGATACTGGAGCAAACTGGGGCACCTCCACTGCTGGTGGAACCACATATGATCCAATGGACGCACAAGATGCTGAACAATCACGTTCATTGTCTGGTGGTGTAGATGATGCACCAGATGCTGGTGACATTCAGACAGGATACGACTTGTTCGCAAATGACGAACTCGTAGACATCTCTCTGGTTCTAAACTCTAACCACGGTAAGACTATCGCAAAATATATCACCGACAATATTTGCGATGTTCGTAAAGACTGCATTGTGTTTATCTCTCCAGAGAGTTCTAGTGTTGTCCCAGGCGTGGTAACTTTGGGACAAGAAGCTTCAACAATCACAGGAATCAATGAAGTTGATTCATTGACCCGATCTTCTTTCGCTGTCATGGATAGTGGATGGAAGTATATGTATTGTAAGTATACTGACAGATATGTATACGTTCCGTTGAATGGTGATGTTGCTGGAACGTGTGTTGTCACTGATCGAACAGATGATCCTTGGTTCTCACCCGCTGGTTTCAACCGTGGTGTGATCAAAAACGCAGTCAAACTTGCTTACTCGCCGAGGAAAGCAGATAGGGACACCCTCTACAAAAATGGTGTCAACCCTGTCATTAACTCGCCTGGGGCTGGTATAGTTCTGTTTGGTGACAAGACTTTGCTCGCTAAACCGTCTGCATTTAATCGAATCAATGTTCGCCGTCTGTTTATTGTCCTTGAAAAGGCAATTGCAACTGCTGCTAAATTCCAGTTGTTTGAGTTCAACGATGCGTTCACAAGGGCACAATTTGTTGCGTTGGTTGAACCGTTCTTGCGTGATGTTCAAGGACGTAGGGGTATCTATGACTTCCGTGTAGTCTGTGACGAAACGAATAATACTCCACAGGTTATTGACTCTAACGAGTTTAGGGCTGATATATTCATTAAACCTGCTAAGTCTATCAACTTCATCACTCTTACATTCATTGCTACCAGAACTGGTATCTCGTTTGAAGAACTTGGCGCTTAATAGAGTAGATAAATAACATACAGACAGGAGAAAAGATAGATGAACATTGAGGAATTTAAGGCTAGACTGGGCGCCGGTGGTGCTCGCCCTAATCAGTTCCGTGTGAAACTTGCGTTTCCCGGCTACGTTAGTGGTGCAGACCCATCCTACAGTCTACTCGTAACAGGCGCCGCACTTCCGGCATCTAACGTAAACCCAGCGATTATCCAGTATAGGGGTCGTGAGGTGAAGTTGGCCGGCGAAAGGATTTTTGATCCTTGGACAATCACGATAGTCAATGACTCGGAATTCAGTTTGCGAGGCCCGTTTGAGGATTGGATGAACGGACTGAATGATCGGGAAACGAATGAGGGTATCCTCACTCCCCGTGACTATCAAACTGACATCATTGTGGAACACCTTGATCGTAACGATGAAGTATTGCCTGGCGGTGTTTACACCTTACGCAATGCGTTCCCCATCCAGATGTCTGAAATTGCATTGAACTATGCACAGAATGATATTTTTGAAGAATTCACGGTGACTTGGCAATACTCACATTACGATGTAGCCTAAATCACAGTGGTGGGATAAATTATGGAATTATTTGGATACGAAATTAAGCGATCCAAAACATCCAAAGGAGAGAAGTCTTTTGTCGCTCCTACGGATGATGGATCGCTCGAGTCGATTAAGGCTGGTGGTTACTACGGAACCTACTTTGATATAGAAGGAACCGCTAATAACGAGAGCCAGTTGATTAAAAGATACAGAGACATCTCTATGATGGGAGATGTTGACGCTGCTATTGAGGACGTTGTAAATGACTCAATCAGTAATCTGGAAGATGAGAAACCTGTTGTCCTTGACCTTGATAATGTAAAGTTATCTGCATCGGTCAAAAAGACAATGGTAGAGGAGTTCAATAACGTATTGTCGATATTGGATTTCAATACGAAGGCTCAAGATTACTTTAGGCGGTGGTATATTGACGGAAGGATTTACTTCCACAAAGTTATTGATATGGATAGTCCGAAAGATGGACTAAAAGATATTCGATACGTTGACCCAAGGAAAATCCGAAAGGTCAGAGAAGTAAAGAAAGAAAAAGACAAACAGACTCAGGTTACTCTGGTCAAAGATGTAAATGAGTATTTTGTTTTTGATGAAAAAGGGATTGCTTTAACAAGTAGTCAACAGTATAAAACAGATGTTGTCAACGACAAGGCAATTAAGGTTAGTAAGGACGCAGTATGTTACTGCACTTCTGGTCTTGTAGATCAGGACAGAAACATACCACTATCTTTCCTTCACAAGGCGATACGCCCCGCTAACCAACTTAGAATGATGGAAAATGCGGTGGTGATTTATCGTATCACCCGTTCTCCAGAAAGAAGAATTTTTTATATAGATGTTGGTAATCTGCCTACAGGTAAGGCGGAACAATATCTAAAAGATGTTATGAATCGGTATCGTAACAAGTTAGTTTACGATTCTGAAACTGGAGAAATCCGTGATGACAAGAAGTTTATGTCAATGCTTGAAGACTTCTGGTTACCACGGAAAGAAGGTGGCAGAGGAACAGAGATTCAAACATTGCCTGGGGGCCAGAACTTAGGTGAGATTGAAGATGTAGTTTATTTTCAGAAGAAACTATATCAATCACTCAACGTTCCTGTCTCTAGGTTAGAACAACAGACGGGTCTGAACTTTGGTCGGTCTGCTGAGATTACAAGAGATGAACTCAAGTTTACTAAGTTCATTTCTAAACTGAGAAAAAGGTTCTCTGGTGTCTTTGATGATTTACTCAAGACACAGTTGATACTTAAAGGAGTGATCAATGAAACAGAGTGGCCTGAGATCAGGGAAGACATCATGTATAAGTTTGCCTCTGACGCATACTATACAGAGTCAAAGGAACAGGAAGTTCTGAGGAGTAGAGTTGAAATACTGAACAGTGTTGCACCATTTGTAGGTCAGTTGTTCAGTAAGGAATACGTTCAGAAAAATGTGTTGCGATTGACAGATGAGGAAATTGCTTTGATGGATCAACAGATCGGAGCAAGTCAACCAGAAGATAATGTAGTAGGAGATAATAATGAGTGATGGAGAAACAGTCGAAGTAGAAGTATCAGATGAGGTTACGCCCCAAGATGCTATCCGCAATATGATGGATAAGTGGGCCGATGGTGATCTTACTGGTGCTAACGATGAGTTCTTTGCGATGATGAATAAAAGGGCGGATGACATGCTTGCCGTAAGAAAAGCAGAAGTCGTTCCTCAGATTTTCAATGATCCAGAAATGCAAGCTATGGGGTTAGAAGATGCTCCAGAAGCAGAAGAACCAGAAGACGAGGCCACAAATGAAGACGTTTAAAGATTTTAGGGAAGAAGCAAAACCAGTAGAGAAACCTTCTAAGGATAAGGCTACTGCAAATCATCCCGCTGAAGATGGTATAGAGGGTGATGTAACTCCCCCGAAGCAGGGAAGTTCTGAAGACCCCAAACTCACTCATATGTGTGCGTTAAAAGTTTTGCACCCCAAGTTTGGTGAAGGCAAACCCATCATGGGTGAACATGCCGAACCAGATTCAAACGGTGATATCTGGTGGTATAAAATCATGTTTGAACATGGTATTGAAACGTGTGACACACCTGAGTTGGATATCTTAGAACAAGGTTCACACGGTAACCACAAGAAAAAAGGATACTAG